ATTTTAAGGATTATTGGGTTTAAAATACCCTTTGTAAGTTTTAGACATAGGAATATTTATATGCCTCGGAAGAAAAGACCAACCCCATCTACATACGCTAATAGCGGTAAATTGACTCCTATGGAGAAGATTTATAATTTGGTTGGATTAACAACAAAACAAGAATTGCCACAAAACCCGAATGGCATTATTCAATCACGCCCTGCTAATAAGCGAAGAAAACAAGAAGCCGCTAAATTATCTGAACGAGGTGATAAAAGACCTCGTATTAACACTAATGAAGAACCTGAAACAGTTTCACAAGCTAAGAAGCCCGGTGTTAGAATCTATAAATTTCCTCAGAATATTGGCGATGCACCTCTATATCTTAAATTAGAGTTTTGTGAATATGCGCAACCAAATTTCTTAAATGCCCTTAATCCAACTCCTAATTTTGATGTTTATTTACCACTGCCAGATCAATTATTTGAAAATTATTTCTTGAGCATTAACGAAGATGATATGGGTCTTGCAGGCGATGTTTTATCTACAATTAAAGGCGTTGCTGCTAATATAGGTGACAAGGATTATTTAGGCGCCGGGGGTGATATTCTAAAAGGCGTAGGATCAGCGGCTTATAGAGCAGGTCTTGGGCTAGCAGATAATCTAGCTAATGAAATAGGGCTTGAAAATACAGGTGATATTATAGCTCAAACGATCGGTAAAATACCTAATCCCCATAAAACTGTTTTCTTCAATGGTGTGAATCTAAGAGATCATAACTTAATTTTCCGACTATCGGCCGAAAATGCAGGTGAAAGTAAAGACTTACAAGAGATGTTTAAGCGAATAAGAAATTCCATTTTACCTAAAACAGGAAAATATTTAGGAACTGGTGTACTAGATTATCCTAACATTATTAAGCCTAGCATTTGCTCAGGCAGTGGCGAAGCACCATATGCATATGAATTCAAATGGTGCTTTGCAAATAAAATGGGTATCTTCCACACACCAGATGGTATGCCTGCTTTTAATGTTGATTTATCACCTACAACATATCAGCTTACACTTGATTTACAAGAAATTGAATATTTCATATCAGAGGATTAATTAATGTCTTATTTCAAGAATTTTCCATTAATTCAATACGCCAATAATTTAGTTAAAAATATTTTAGCTAGACCTGCTATTGATGATAAATTTAAGGATTATAGGTCAGCATTTTATGTGTATGAAACAAAGAATGAAGAATCTCTCCAAGACATAGCTTATAACTATTATGATGATGCCAAGTTAGATTGGATTCTGAATTTAACTAATGGTGTAATTGATCCATATTATGACAAATATAAAACATACAATCAAATGATTTCTTTTATTACTAAAAAATATGGATCAATAGCAGCGGCACAACAAGAAGTACTTGAATATAGAACCAATTGGCCTTCAGATTTTAGTACACTTACTGTGGCTGGATATGCTGCACTATCAGATGGCCAGAAAAAATATTGGGATGCAATTGTATCAGATCAAAATTCAGTGGTCGGATATGAACGAAAGAAAGTTGATGTTTCTTCTTCTACTAATAAGATTGAATCTATTTCTTTGACCAGTGCTGTGTCTACTGCATTGACGGTAGGTGAACGTATTATTAGAGATGATGATTCTTCAAGTGTTGCTTTTGTATCTTGGGCAAATACATCGGCGTTTAATATCAAACATGTTACGGGTGATTTCTCTAGTAATTCAACTTATACTGCCACGGGCCAAACATCAGGTATTACGGTAACAGCTAATGGTGATAGTCATTCTGTACTTAAAACAGTTATCCCTACAGATGAATTGACATACTATACACAGGTTACTGCATATCAAGATGAATTTGAAAAGAATGAAGCTAAGAAGAATATTGATGTATTACAAAAATCATATGCAAACAAACTTCAATCTGATCTAAAGGAAGTTCTTAATTAATGCCAGAAGTTCAATCTGATCCTACATATATTGATGTTAATGAGCTATCAATCGAGTCTTATCGGACCGGTAAGAAATTCGAAGACCTTACTGGTCAGATGCAAACTATTGAGATCTATGAATCTATTAATAGCCATACAATCACAGTTGATATAGCTATTAATGATGGTTTAGATATCTATTCAGCACTACCTATCACGGGCGAAGAAAAGATCATTCTAGAAATTGCAACACCCGGCGGTGATGATTCAGAACCAATTCGATATGAATTATATGTGAATAAAATCCTGGGTATGACTATGGCTGATGATGGGTCTAGTAGATCATATGTCATTAGATGTTGTACTAAAGAGTTTTTGACTAATAAAGTATCACAGTACACTCGTAAATATTCAGATCAACCAGGTAAAGTTATTGAATCTATTTTAACCGATAAGCTTAAGTCTGACAAAGAATTAGTGATAAGTGAACCTACCAAGGGTACATTTGATTATATGGTATATGATAAACGACCGTTGCAAATCATTGACCTTATTACAGAAAGATCAGTATCACTTAACCATAAATCATCTCTATTTGTTTTCTATGAGGATATCAAGGGTTATAATTTTACCACAATTGAGAACCTAATTGCAATTAGAAAAGAATACATCGGTGATAAGCAATTCTTCTTTGATACTAACACAGCTGCCAATATCAAAAATAAGAATATGCGAAACATTATTGCTATGACTATTATGAACACAGGTGATAATATCAATAAATTGATGTCTGGGGCATTAAAGAGTAAAACAGAAGCATTAGATCTTATTACTGGTAAAGTTGAAGTGAGTACATATCAGGATTCTGTCAATTCAGATGACTTCGTTAAGATTGATGATTCATATGAAAATTTCAATTCATCAGAATATCTGGAAGAATTTGAAGTGAACTCGGGTAAATCATTTTTTGTATTAAAAGATATTTCACGCCCAGAGAATTACCATGATATATCAATTGGACATAAAATTGCATATGGTTCTAAACTTACACAATTTAATTCTTTAATCAAAATAGCAGGTGATACTGAAATCTTACCAGGTGATGTTATTGAAATTAATGTTCCAGTCTTTTCTTCTCTAACATTAGAAGAACAAAATATGGGTGTGAAAACAAAGTCAACTGGCAATTATCTCATTACAGACTTGAAACGAAAAATCTTTAAGAAATCAGATCAATTCTCACATGAAATGAGTTGTTCCCTTGTTAAGGGTAGCTTTGCCGATAGTGATGATCTTAAATTAGCAGGATAGATATATGTCTTATTATAACATGGGTAAATCATTCATAAACTTTATTGGTATTGTCGAAGACTTAGCCGATCCGCTGATGCTCGGGAGAGTCAAAATTAGAACGATAGGTGATGATACTTCAAATCAAGTGGAAACCGATGAATTGTTATGGGCAACACCTTTATCTAGTATTAACTCTGCTAGCCTAAATGGTGTTGGTATTTCACCCACTGGTATTCAAGTAGGGTCATATGCAATTGGATTTTATCTAGACGGCGAAGAAAAGAATATGCCGTTTGTTCTAGGTACATATCATAAAATACCTAGTGCTACAAGAGAAAATATAGATAAAGCTTATAAGGCATCAGATCATGATATATCATTTTTAGCTAGAGAACTACAGTCTTTAAAGAAAGAACCAATATCTGGTAGTACAATTTCTGAACCTACATCTGCATATAATGCTAAATATCCACACAACAAAACATTTACAACTAAATCTGGCCATGCTATTGAAATTGATGATACACCCGGGGATGAACGAATCCACATTTATCATAAGGCAGGTACCTATACAGAGATAAACAGAGATGGTAGGCGGGTACAAAAGATTGTAGGTGAAGATTACGAGCTTGTTAAAGAAGGCAAGAATCTATTAGTCAAGGGCAATTTAACCATTGAAGCAGGGGATACAACTATTACTATTAATGGTGACTCAACAATTGATGTTTCAGGTTCTATTAACATTAAGGCATCAGATATAACGATTGATAGTGATGTACAAATAAATGGTGATCTTAATGTATCTGGCAAAATAAGATCACCTGACATCAAAGAAACCTAGTATAAATATAAATAAAAAGAAAACAAATGGCACGAGCAGATACATATACACAGAGTGATCTAACAAAAGATCTATATTCGGATTTTATGAATGACTTAACACCTCATCCTAATACGAATAGTATTGTACTATTGAAGAATGTTAATGCTGTGAGTAGATCAATCAAGAATTTGATTTTAACTAATAAATATGAACGTCCTTATAATCCTAAGATTGGTAGTAATATAAGGGCATTTTTATTTGAACCGGCTGATGCAATTACAGCCAACTCAATGCGAACAGAAATTGAATTGCTAATTGGTAAATATGAGCCTAGAGCTATGATTGAAGATGTTATTGTAAATGCTTCCCCGGATGAGAATTCATATGAAGTGAGCATTATCTATAGTATTAAGAATGTGGCAGAACCAATTAGATTAGACTTAACCCTATATAGAGTACGCTAGAATGGCAAACAGCAGTAACGATTTAACGACATTAGACTTTGACACAATTAAGTCAAATCTAAAAACATACTTATCAAGTCAAGATATCTTCAAGGACTATGACTTTGATGGTTCTAATATGTCTGTACTATTGGATGTACTTGCATATAATACATATAATAATGCATTCTATCTAAATATGATTGGGTCTGAAATGTTCTTGGATTCAGCTCAATTGCGCGATTCAGTTGTTTCTCATGCCAAGGAATTGAATTATACACCAAGATCTTATAGATCCGCTTATGCAAATGTTAATATTACGGTAACAGCAACTGACCCTGAAAAAACTTCTATCACAATGCCTAAGGGTACATCATTCACATCAAGAATTGGATCTAGAACTTATACATTTACAACTGATCAAAATATTGTGATTGGGGGAGATAATCCTACTTTCACCGAAAGTAATGTACTCATTTATGAAGGTGATTATGTTGTAGATAGTTATGTCGTAAATGATTCAAGCCCGGAAACATATTTACTTACTAACTTTACCGGTGATATTACAAGTCTCACAGTTGATGTCATTGAAGATAACGGCGCAACCACATTATCATATAGTCGAGCTACTTCTCTTTTTGATTTAGATTCTACTTCACAAGTCTTTTTTGTTCAACCTAAATCTGGGTCATATGAAATTATCTTTGGTGATGGTGTAATTGGTCGTAAGCCCAAAGACCGATCAATTATTTCAATTGAATATAGAAACTGTAATGGTGAACTACCAAATGGTGCTAATGCATTTACAGCCGATGGTCCTATTGATGGCGAAGATGGTGTTGTTATAACAGTTAATGAACAAGCCAGAGATGGTGCAGTTGAAGAATCTATTTCTTCCATTAAATTTAATGCACCTCGAGCATTTACAACACAAGAACGTGCCGTAACAGCAGATGATTATGAAACTCTATTGCTTAATGAATTCCCAGAAATTAATGAAGTCGTAGCATATGGTGGTGAAGAAGCTAATCCACCACAATATGGGCGTGTTATTATTTCAGTTGATTTAACTGATGCTGATAAATTACCGGACTCTAAGAAAGACCAATATTATAACTTCATTAAACCTAGATCACCCCTAGCTATTGATCCAGTCTTTAAGGAACCAATTTATACATATTTGGAAGTTATCTCAGATGTTAGATATAATATTAATGTTACATCAAAGAATGAAAGTGATATTGAAACTCTAGTGCTTAGCTCTATTTTGGATTACAATAATACAAACTTGGATGGGTTTAGAAAAACATTACGTGAGAGTAAACTTACTACTCAAATTGATGACGCCGATTCTTCAATTATTAGTAATAGTACGGACATCAGATTAATTAAACGGCTTACACCTGTATTAAGTAAGCCCACTAATTATACAATTGATTTTGGTACAGCATTACAAACACAATCTAATGATACTATAGTTAATTCTGGTCTTTTCAAATACTCAGGTCTAGATGTTAGATTGGAAGACAATGCCGGTGTGATGCAAATTGTATCATCTACCGATGGTACTTTAATCTCAGATGTAGGCACAGTTGATTATGATACAGGATTAGTTAATTTAGTGTCCTTTGGCCCAGAATCATATCTTGGTTCGTATATTAATCTCTATGCGATACCTAAAGATAAAGATGTAGCTTCAAGTCGGAATGTTGTGCTTTCAATTGACGAACGTGATATTTCTGTTAATGCAACACAAGTTAGGATCTAATGAAAACACTAGAAAAATATATCAGTCAGTTTACGGGTGATCTATTCCCTGCTTTCTATAAGGAAGAAGGGCCTAACTTTATAGCATTCGTTCAAGCCTATTATGAATGGTTAGAAACAAATGATCAGGCTTTATACGAAGCCAGAAGGCTCCCAGAATATAGAGATATTGATCAAACTCTAGATGACTTCATAGTTTTCTTTAAAACAAAATACTTGAATGACATCCAATTTACGACTGCATCTAATAAAGAGCTATTCATTAAGAACTCTTTAGATTTCTATCGAAGCAAGGGTACACCAAGAGCGGTTGAATTATTCTTTAAGTTAATTCATGGTATTCAAGCAGATGTATATTACCCCGGTGATGATCTATTCCGTTTGTCTGATAATGACTATAGAACTATAACTTACCTGGAATTATCTCATTCAGTTAATAATGTACAGTTTGTAGGTAAGACCGTAACCGGTGCTAGCTCTGGTGCTACGGCATATGCAGAAAAACTTATTAGAAAAAAGGTGAATACATATTTTGTTGATGTGTTATATTTGTCTAATTTAGAAGGTAATTTTAGCACCAGGGAGAGTATTT